GGCGATTGGCCTACGGAACCTAGTTAATGCCAGATATAAATGAGCGCGTTTCTGCGTTAGAAAAGGATGTAGTTGCTTTGCAGACTGAGGTTAGAATCCAATTCAAGGAAGTCTTTACTCGGATTAAGAGGCTTGAAGCTGTGCTTATAGCTACATCTGGTGCAACAATTATTATGCTTCTTACTATTCTTAGCAGGATGGGGTGAGCATGTGGTTCATGTTTTTGTCCTTGTTCTTTATCTTGGCATGGGAGCAGAGCGCGTCCCTATAAAGTCTGAACTTTATTTTAGGCGAGTAGATATTTGTAACTGGTATGCCCAAGAATTAGTTCGTCGCTTTGGCTATCCACAATCTAATGATTATGGCACTGCTTACTGTATTCCTCAGAAGGTAAATCCAAATGAGGTAACAGTTTATGATTGATCCTGTTACTGCTTTTGCTGCTGCTAATGTAGCATTTAAAAGTATTAAGACTCTTGTTGGTGCTGGTCGTGAGCTAGAAGATGTAAGCAAACAGCTTGGCTCTTGGTACTCTGCTGTTGCTGACATATCTAAAGCTGAGTCTCAGCGTAAGAAACCTACTCTCTTAGAGAAACATTCTCATAGCGGTGACATTGAACAGGAAGCAATGGACATTGTTATCCGCAAAAAAACTTTAATGGAGCGCGAAAAAGAAATTAAGTTTATGCTTAACATGCGCTTCGGCCCATCAACCTATGACGATATGTTGCAAATGCGTAGACAAATCCGTAAGGAAAGAGAGGAAACTGTGTATGCTGCGATGGAAGCTAAGAGACAGATAGCTAACAACTCTGCTATAGCTGCTTTGTCTTTAGGTATAATTGGTTTGCTTGGTGGTGGTATTTATTTATTAATGTCTGTCATGTAAAGGAGTTATCAATGACAATAGTTTTTTCTAAGATACTAGAGTACAAACTTCTGCCTCGTTTTATGATGTTTGTAATGACTGTAGTTTATGTACGCTGCATTGAGTGGGCCTTATCTATGCCTGACATATCAACACAACAGGCTTCATTAATTTCTGTGGTTACTGGTGCTATGACGGGGGCGTTTGCTGTTTGGCTATCGCATGAGAAATGATAGGTGGTATTGTTACTGCGATCAGTGGTCTTGCTAGTAGTTACATAGACGGCAAGACAGCAGTACAAAAAGCTAACGCTGAGATAGCATTAAAGAAGGCTACCTCTGAAACTGATTGGGAACAGTCAGCTATAGAGGCTAGTAAGGATTCATGGAAGGACGAGCTATGGACTGTAGTTTTTGTAGCTATTCTTCTCATGAACTTTATTCCTTCTATGCAGGACGTAATGGCACAGGGCTTTGCTAATCTTGAGACTACACCGCTGTGGGTACAGTGGGGTATGTATGCAAGTATAGCTGCCAGTTTTGGCATTAGAACAATGAGAGGATTTAAAAAGTAATGGGTTATGTATTAGGCAAGCGCAGCTTGCAGAGGTTAGGCACTGTAGATGACAGGCTTCAACGCATTGTTCAGTATGCTATCACTGTAACTAAACAAGACTTCTCTGTAATCTGTGGCATCCGAACTAAAGCTGAACAGCGCAAGTTGGTTGCTTCTGGTGCATCGCAGACCATGAAGAGTAAACACTTGGATGGTTTGGCTGTTGATCTTATGGCTTACAATGGCGGCGGTAGATGGGAACTTAATCTATACGACGAGATAGCTGACGCTATGGCAGAGGGTGCCAGCTTTGAGAAGGTGCCGTTAAGATGGGGTGCAGCTTGGCATATCAATGACATTGGTGGTTGTGATCTTACTGCCGAGGGTGCGATGAATGCTTATATAGATTTACGCAGATCGCAAGGTCGCAGACCATTTATAGATGCACCGCATTTTGAATTGATGGTGTAAAAAAAGGGCGGTGACGCAATGGAGAAACATCACCGCCCAAGGGAGGAAGATCATAAGACTAGGGAGAAACTACAATCTTATGCGGGTGACTACGATATACCGCATAATCTTATACAACTCAATAGACTTATATGTGCTTCCACCAATCGTCTGCTATCTCTGGCTCTACCGGCTCTTTGTAGTCAGCAGGTTCTAGCTTGTAAGCATAGAGTCCGTTGCCTTGGTATCGTCTTGATACAGTACGAAAGCCAAACTTCTTCTTGCGTAAGTCTCGCAATGCAGCGCTTGCACTTGCCTCTGGTGCGCCCGTTGCATTGCTCAACTCAGATAGCGTAACCCAATCATTTTCCTCCATGTATTGTTTTACTTTCTGCAACTGTGGCATGAGCCTGTTGAAGTCACGCTCATGCACATAGTCATCACCATCAAAGTGTGGATCAACGCCCATTAGAACGGCGGTATCTCGTCATCAAAGTCTATGTCAGGCACCTTAGCCTTATCAAGACTCTGAGTTTGCTGCTGCTGGCTCTCTGAGAGGGCGAGAGACATATAGTTGCCACCATCCTTAGACTTCTTCCAACCTGCTAGTTTTAACTTGGTGTCATCTACTGGCCCTGAGTAGTCGGGTGCTTTCTCGTTGCCCTTCTTATCGTTCTCAAACATAACGCCTAGCTTTTGATATACCTCAATGATCTTCATGCCAGCTTTTGTCTGATCTGCTACAAGTACAATCTTACTATCGTGACCCTGATTGTTGAGCTTGCCCTGTAATATCATGCGCTGCGTATCAAATGGTTTGAATGCTGCGCCTGAGTTAGTGTTGTCGTACTCTGCCATGCTTTTGGCTCCTGTATTTACCAGCTATTGCCAGCGGTTTTGCTGCCGCTATCTGCGGCGTACTTGTTGCCATCCATCTTCCCAAGGAAAACGTCAGCGTTAAACCCTAAGTGTGATAGGGCTTTGGTTAGGCCGTCAGTGACAGCCATCTTCGGTGCATCCTCGGCAAGTCTGCCTTTCTTTGCATCAAAGAACTTACGGCACCCAGTAAAGGGGCCAAAGGCATTGACCAACTCACCGTGCCATACCTGTACGTCTGCAACTACAGCCTTGTCACCGTTGGATAGATCAATGAATCTAGTCTGGTTGATCCAGCCCCACCCTTTACCGATGGGGCCAAACTCTGCAGTAGCGCAGCGTATCTGATACATAGGATCAATAGCTGTAAATGATCGTGCGCCAAAGCTCACTTGCTTTAGGAACTTAGGGTCTGATTGCTCAACCCTGTTCCATATATCTAGGTTATCCATCTGCTTCTCCATTACGCAGTGTGTTAATGCCAATATTGTAGACACACTCTTTGTAGAATGCCTCTACCTCGTCCATATTTTTTATGTCACGAAGGCGTTCAGCTACATACCGTAGATTAACAGCGCCCTCACGCTTTTGATTAAGCGTTGCCTTTGCTTCAAGTCTTGCTCTAGCAGCAGCAGCTTCTTGAAGTTTAGCCATTTTAGTTGGACGTCCGCGTTTTCTTTTCTCAACCATTTGTATTCTCCTTACCATGGCTTTCGTTCTATTTCTTTTAGAACATTCTTTATATTTTTTACTTCATAAAAGTGTGGGTATAATATTCTATGCTCCCTTCCTATGCTTCTATTATACACTGGCTTAAACTCTTGAATAAGACTTGACTCACAACGCTCAGCTTTATCTCTATCTTTAAATTCTTGATAGATAATATGACCTCTCGCTGTACTTGCGTAAGGCTTTCTGGTTCTAAAGTGAGACTTTATTCTTTCTTCTAAGTTTTTAGACACACCAATGTAGTCTACATCAATGCCATATTTACCACGCATATCTGGTATGAAAGCATAAACCCCTATCATTGCTTTGCACTTTCTTTGCGTGTTGATATTCTAAGTGAACCGCGCTTGTCTCTACGTATAGTCAACAAGTCACAGTACACTTCCCGTTCATTATCTCCCACCATTTGCTTGAGGCTTTTCTTGGCTGACTCAAACGATTTGGCATAGGCTTCGTTGCCAATGTAATCGTGAGCTATAGATGTAAAGTGATTGTCGCTGTTAGCATCACGCTTAATCATATCATCTACAGGTATGTTATCTATCTTCATAGTTTCTGGCTGATCGTAGCCAAGTGGCTCTGTGTCTGTATCTACATGATGCCAGAATTGTTTGATCGCAGTCATCATAAGATTAAAGTATGACTCGCTCCATGCAATGTGCGAACACTCCCACTTGTTGTTGCCAAAGAAAGCAGAGAGGAAGCATCCGTCTTTGCCAGACAGCTTCATGTAACACTGCAACTGTGGCATGTAGTATTCAATCAGCGCATCCATAGTGTTGTATGAATTGGTATGTTTGCACTCAACGATAGAGTCACTACACATACCATCAATCGTACCCTTCATAGGTACACCATCAACATTGCGTTGATATTCATATTGATGTTTAGTTATAAAGAAAGCACCGTCATCTGCTGGCATGTTTTCCTCAAACCACTGCATGTTGAATGACTCAGTGTAACTACCCATGCGTACCGCAAGGTTGTCATTAAGATCAGGGCTAGGTATCTTGCCCGTCTTGATCTGCCATAGATCATACCAATCTCCCTGCATAATTTTTACACAGTCAGACCCACCTATAAATCCTGTACGTTTCATAACATTCTCCATTGTTATCAAGGCTATTTGTACTGCATATGTGCAGCAACATCAACAGCTATTTTAAATAATTCCTCAAGCACCAGCACCAACTCGCTGCGCCATTGGGATATACTCATGTCTTGCTTTCTGCCACCGTCCCTTTCTATCTGCATTTCTATCAGGTGATTCAGTCTCTCCACTCGCTTCTCTAATATGCCAATCTTTTTTAAACGTGTTGTGCTTAGAGGTAAGCTCTTCAATCGTTGCATTGGCGGTCTTGTCACCTTGTTCCTCCCTTAGTCTAGTCTCATAGGTAAATCTGTATTCATCCAGTTCATCATCTGTAACTGTAGTTGTATTAACTAAGCCGTGCGATAGCCGACCATATAAATAATCAACTGGCACATAGTCTTTGGCTTTGATTCTTTTTTCTATGGCAGTGAATGGATTAAAGTCCCACTCGCTCTTGCCTTCTGTAGCTACAGCACGATTGGTTTCGTCAGCAGCAGACTTGGCAGCAGTGACAAACACTTTGACAGACGGCCAGTTACGCGCTCCATGGATGGCGCGTACCTGTCTGTCTGTTCTCTCTAAAAACAAATCAATCAAACCATCGTTGACATGATTGGGCATAATGCCATTGATGTCTTGCACAATGAACTTCATCTCTTGCAATAGAGTCTCATTGGTCATGCCCTGCGGTGGTGTGTACCGCTTGAGTGTAGCTTGAAGCCACTTGCCTATGGCTTGTGTTCTATAGTTATAATCAAGTTGTGCCATTGCGTTTATCCTCCAAGCTAAACACATTATCATCCCACTGTGCATTAAGTATGTCATCAAGGCGTGAGTCATTGTTGCTATCAAAGTGTGATAGATCATCTTCCCATCGCTCTGCGTTGAGCCATGTAGCAGGGTGAGGAATGAAACGTATCTCTGTGTTGACACTAACTAACTGAAACTTTTGTGCAGCTTCTATAATTACCTCTGCACTTTCTATTTCACACGCTAATGTAAATGCTGCACGCGCTACGCCTTTACCTATTCGTCTTGGGTATGACTGCCAAAATAATTTAAACTCTTCTGAGTCTGGAACTCTTGGCTTTCTTGCCATGTTATTCTCCTTGTATAATTTTCTCAAACTCTTCGCCTGACATAATGACTAAGGTTTGAGGCTTACCCGTTCTTCGTTTATAAAAGGCTATGTCTCTGCCTTCTAAGACAGTGAATGGACTAGGGAAGTTAGACTTATCTCTGTATTTAACTTCACCTACCAGCCATCGCTGTCCGTCCAATGTGAGGTGGATGTCTCCACTCCATTCTCCACCGAGTGCACCGCTGAGGGGGACTCGCTTGCACTCAACGCCGATTGACTTGAGCCATTCAACGAACCATTTTTCATGGTAAGTCCCTTTGTTTTTATTTTTGTTTGCCACTTGTCCTCCTCATAGCAAGGCATGCACAGAAACCAATGCGTCTTAGGATACTTCCCCGACAGTATAGCTACATAGTACCTACACTCTTGATCGCAGTGATCGCAGTAAGCTGACTTACCTTTGTTTGATTTGTAACTCACAGTCTAACGCATCAATCCAGCATGATAACATAAAGCCACTAGGTATACGCTTCTGTGTTTCCCACTTTTGCACTAACCCGTCTGAACATCCTATCTTAAAGTCCAAATCATTTTGAGATAGCTTTAAGTCTTTTCGCCTACTAATAAGTTCACCTATTATGTAGTCGTAAGGTTTCATTTTGGTGGGGTAAGTTTACGTTTGTCGTAATTAGGATGGGCGCCCATTAATAACTCTAACATTCTCCATACTTTCTTAGCTGTACTATAC